CGCCTTCGTAGACATCTCCACGTCGCCCGTAGATGCCGCCGCCTGCGATTCCTTAAACAGGTAGTCCGCCGCCCGCTCCTGCGGCGTATTCCCTACAGGTGGTCCTGCTTGTGCCATCAGATCCGTAAGCTCGGTCTGGCGTTTGAAGGTCGCCTCGGAAGTCTTAAGGTCAACCTTCTTCTGGTCGAAGTTTACTCGCTTAATCGCGAGGTCTGCTAGGGCAGTCTTAGTATTAAGATACCCTTCGACTATCCCGAATGAATCAGCTATCCCACCAGCCATAGGAATCTCCTAACTGAACAGTCCAGCGACCTGTCCCACACCCTGCATAACAGCAGCAAGCTCGTTGAAGGACTGTCCTTGTGCTGCAGTTGATGCATTACGCGCGTCGGATACATTCTGCTTCGCTCCCGAGAGATCCGCAAGGAGTTGCTCCTGCGAAAGCAGCTGCCCCGCCGCGAAGCTCTGCCCCTGCTGCATCAGCGCGGAGGTCATGTTCCCTGACATGTTAAACCCTCCCGCTGCCATCTGTCGTTCCGTCGCTTGCAGTCCTTGGTCCCTCGCAGCAGTAAATACCGGGTTAGAGAAGAACGAACCAGGATCTGCCATCAAAGCTTTAAGCTGATCGTTGTAGTAGTTCTGTTTGTTCTCAATGTTCTGAGCAGATCGCGAGGCTGCCTGCGAGTTCTTATGGCCTTCATACGCGCTGTATGCACCCACCGCTACTGAAGCTACTGCAACCGTCATAAGCGAACTCATGTTAGCATACTCCTTCTCAGCGCGTAGGTCTGGCGGTAGTCCACCGTGATCTCTTCCCCATCCATCCCACCGAGACAACCTTGGATATCCCTAACTGCTACGAAGTAAATCGTATCCCCTTCGACCACCGCCATAGCATTAGGGTTATCCGAGTGATTGGTGTAGCGACCGGCGGGTGTCCGCCTTCCCCCCACCGAGGCCGGACAAATGAACTCCGCCGTCCTCAGGCTCGACGTGCAGATAAGGCCCTTTCCTGCGATCTCCGACCGGCCGATCTTAACCTTGTACTCCCCTATTGGAAAGGGGATGAGGTCGGCGGTGGCCGAACTCTCGAGCTGAACCAACTCATCCGTCACTCCGAGATCTTCGAGCATCTGATCGTAGCCGGTGAAGTTAAGCGCGAGCGGCAGGTTCGCCAGATGCCCATTCATCGCGGGACTCGGCTCGAGGAACATCTCGTCTAGTTTCTCCACATCTCTCTCCTCCGTCGGGTAGATGTTCAGCCATACCATCTCCTCGACGATATAGCCGATGTTCCGCCCAGGCTTTCCGAGGTAGGTCAAGGGTGCCCGCAGCTCCCCTACCGACCCATCCTCTAGGACTACCCGTACCACGCCCCTCAGCAGCACATTCATATGCGCTGTCTTATGTACGTATCCGATCGCGTAGATCCCTGCCGGCGCAGTGAGTTCGCGGATATACAGCCCCGGATAGAACAGATGCCTCACGTTGCAAGGTACCTGCGGTGTCTCCAGCAACAGCGTCGCTAGGGCCTCTACCTTCGCTTCAACCAGATCATTCATGTTGCCGCCGTCTGGGCTGTCAGCACGCCCTTCGTGAATGTCATCGAGCCATTCGCTCCACCCGGCGTAAGCTTCGCCGTCGTGATCGTCACGCTCAGCCCCACATCTATCGTCGTCGCAAGCTTCGCGTTTATCGCCGCTACCTGCCCACTCACCGGGTCGATCAATCCATCGAGCTGACTGAAGAAGTTGAACCAGAAGACAGTAAACTGCCCTTTCTCATCGAGGACTTGAGCTTGAATCGTCGGCGGGGTTAGTGTAGAAACCATTACAGTGCCCCTACATCCAACTGAAGATCCACACTCCGAATGCGAAATGCTGTGTTAGCGAAGTGCCGGAAGTGCCAGGCGCGGCGGTAGAACGTCCCGCAGTCGGTGAGAATCGGTCGCTTGCTTCCGAGATCCACACTCCTGAAGTTGCTCCAGCTCTGATAGTCGTTATCCGACACTCGGATCTGAAGCTTGCTTCCCGTCACCTGATCCGAGTTAAACCGCATCATCTTAAGATACTTTCGCTTATCAATCTTCGCGTCGAAGTTCGGAGTGTAGATATCGACGGGGAAGAGAACTCCATTGTCATTGGGATACTTGTAGTCTCCCTCCGTAACATAGATCTTCCCTCCTACAGGACTCTGCATCAATCTAACTCCAGTTAGATCCATCGTAGCATCTATCACACTCCAAGACCCACCATCCGGATCAGTCCACTCGTACCAGAACTTCTGGTCTATGTCGAGGACGAGAGTAATATCCGCCGTGATCAGACTCAACACGTAGAACCTATGTCCGCCGTGTTTGAAGGTGAAAGAGTAATAGTGAATCGTGTCGTTCCCTTCGAGCAGCCGCTCAATCGGCGGAGACGACACGACCTGCGCTTTCAGGTCCTCCAGCTTCATCACCTGGGGAGAGCCCGAGCGATTCGTAGAAACGAAGTATAGTGCTCCGTCTAGTTCTTGCAGTGTATCCGCCGACGTACACCCATAAGGCAACAGCGCTCCGGGCACGGGAGAGAGTGGCGAGCCTGTCGCATTCCCCGCGTCGTAGAAGAACTCCGTTGACCAGCTCTTAAAGGCAACAACGTAGGTAAGCTGTTTCGCTAGTGCCACTCCACCGTCGGGAGAGTTCTGCGCCTTAATCACATTCAGCCCATTCCAAGTTACAACATCATTGATGTTACTTCCCCAGATGTTTCCTAGCGCGTCCATCAGATAGAACGTACCATCGAGATATGCTCCTCCGGGCACTATCCCCTGGGGAAACAACGGAACCGAGATCAGCTCCTGTACGACTTGAACCACCCGAGTATTCTGCGTCCAGCTCAATGTAAACACCTGAGCTCCATTTACCACCATCAAGCCAGGCTTGACGATAGCTCCCGAAATTACAGGCACAGGAATAAACTTGAACTTGCCTCCTGCGACTACCGCTGCAATTGGAGCATTAACCAGGGCCGTAATTACCGGCGATCCGCCGACCAGCTTGATGTAGTAAAACGTCGTCCCTGACACTACGATCAAAACCTGATCCGCTACTGGCGTAGTCACAACATAGGGTCGATGCTGAGGCGGAGGTCCAATTACCGTCGTACTTGTGAATCCACTGATGTTCCACAAGTAGATTCCTCGGCCTTCTCCGCTATTCGCTCCACCATCAAGGAGAGTGTACAATGGGGCCGAGAGCCCCGGACGCTTCTCTACGAACAGCTCTCCCGACGCATGAAGCTTCTCGATAAACGCGTTGACTATCTTCGCGTCTATGTTAGGACTTTCCGCTCGGTTCTCCGGCAGCAACGCAAGCGGAAGCCTCTTCGTCGAGGCCATGTTGTCTTGCGGGGCTTGCTCCTCGTCGGCCACTAGGAGAACCGTCCCTGGTTAGTGAACATCCGCGAGTCCGGAGCGAATGTAGTCGAAGCATCCTCTACATCCCAGCTTTCCAGCATCGCCAGATAGAGTGCCGCCTTCATCATACATCGTTGCATGATGGCTTGGGGCTGCCCAGTGCAGATGTCATCCGCAAGGCCCCAACGGAGGGCGATGAACCACTCCTGAGGAAAGTTCATTGCGTCGGTCAGGCTAACCAGGTTCGTCACCTGTTCCTGCATCAACAGGATAACATGTCCCGTAGCGGCTTGCGTGTCCGGCGTGAGCCATAAGTTGACGAGGATCTGAATCTGCTGCTTGTCCACGAAGAAGCTATTGATCGGTCCCTGCGACACCGTGGTTGAGAGCCGCATCCACTCTTCCCGCGAGATCATCATAAGTGGTCGGCGGTTGCCATCACTGTCCATGTAGTACGCACTCGACAGTATCCGCATGGGCTTGAACTGAAGCGTCGGCAACACACCGCCCGGTCCGAGGGCGTACTGATTGATCCCTGCCGTAAGAGGCAGGCTCAATTCCTTCTGCAGCCACAGCTTCAGTCCCTGCGTCTGCCACAGGTTGATCAGATCGTTCAGCCTCTGAAGGTAGTTCGCAAATTGCTCCGGGTCGGGATCATCCCCTTCCTGGAGCAACCCGGCGTCCTGCATCGCCATTCGGATTATCCGATCTGGCGAGTTGAACGTAGCTGGCGTAGTCATAGCTACCTCTTATATATCTTAACCATCTCTAAGAGGATGGTGAAGTTCTGAGGAGCTGTGCCTGTGTTACTCTTGTTGAAGCCAGTCGTATAGATATGGATGTCACCGCCGTAACCGACTTGCTTGATCGGCGGCTGAAGACCTCCCACTACGTCGAAGGTCTCCCTCCCTCTTCCTGCCAGCGCCATGATGAGGATGTCGTTTGGACTCGCTGCCCAATGCACCGAGACCTCTATCCCATCCCCGATTGAGTGCCAGATGTGGTCGATTCGGAAGCCAACGAGAGTCCCTAGGAGAACATCATTGTTAGTGAAATCTCCTAAGGCTATCGCCGGCTCAATCGACGCATCCGAGGTATCAAGGATGCCGGTGACTTTCGCTATCGCGTTCCGCCAGCCATCCTCGATAATCTGAGTTGCGTACTGATTCGCCATGAAGTTCTCCTATTGTCCACCGACTCTCTCGGCGTACCCTAGCTCGAACTCCCAGGACATGGCGGCTCCGTTCGCGGCGGCGAAGAACCCGAGCTTCATCGCGTAGCCAGGTGGAATCGCCAGTGGGGCCATGGAGTAGGTAGACCGGGTTCGAGCGGGTGTAGCGGAGGAGGAGAGGAGGTTGGTCGGCGAACTAACTCCGCCGAAGGTAAACAACCACTCGTCCGATGCTACCGGGATCAACGAGGTTAACCGCCGATACCCTGCCAGATACCCACCCGAACTCGTCGCCGTCGCTACGAGATCCCCAAACCAGATCTTCGCTCGGGTCTGCGTAGATACACCTGGATTGAGCGCAGTGGGCGTGATGGCAAAGCCGGTGGACAAACTGCTGAAGCAGTTCGACCCGTTCGGCTCCATCCAAATCCCCACGTTGCACGTTGTCGCTGATGTCGGAACCTGCCCGAGAAGTGTCCACAAGTACTGCGGGTAGATCGTCTTCGCGTTAGCGTCGGCGGTCGGCCACGGATTGTAGATAATCATCGTTGGCTGGATCTGCGCCGAGTTCGCTCCCGTGTTCGTCGCGTCTCGGATGCTCGTTACAGTCGCAACAACCGTTCCTACGGTTGGATTACGTGCCTGGAAATACGACCCCTCATCCGCAAGGGCGGTGGCCGTATTCCAGACATTCGCAGCTTTCTGAGAAGCCGCCGTTGCAAAGGCTATGTTAGGCATGTTGGTTCTCCCTTACAGCCCTGGCTGCCGTTCTACATACCCGCACTCGAATTCGAAGGCAGGCGTTCCAGTATTGCCTGTCCCAAACATTCCGAGCTTGAGTGCAAACCCCGGCGGAATAACTACCGGAGGCAACGGGAAGTTAACTCGCTTCACCACCGTTCCTGCAGACAGCACGTTCGTCGGCATGGAGACATCTCCAAAGGTCAACATGTACTCATCAAGGACCACCGGGATAACCGAGTCGATCTTCCTCCGCATGATGAGCTGACCTCCCGCAGTCGTGGGGTTGGCCGTGATAGCGCCGAAGTAGAACTGTGCCCGAGAGGCAGATCCGATTCCTGGGTTCGCTGCTACCGGCACAATCTTCGACCCACCCGAGGAGTATGTGTTCGACCCTACCGGATCGAGCCACATGCACATGTCGAAGACGTTTCCCGTCGCAGGAATCGTGGTCAGAAGGAACCACCAATACTGCAAGTAGATCGCCTTCGCTGCGGGGTCGTTAACTGCCCAGGGATTGTAGATAACCGACACCGGCCTGGTTTGCGCCGAGGTCGCTCCTGCGTTTGCTGCATCCACAATCGCTGCAGTAATTGCAATCGGCGTAAGTGGAGTTGGGTTGGTCGCAATGAAGTAAGCCCCTTCATCCGCAAGGGCGTGAGAAGTGTTCCAGATGTTCTGGATCTTCTGTGCGCCTGCTGTTGGGAATAGTACGTTAGCCATTTTGAGGAACTCCTATTAAGCCGTGGCCGGGAGGACAAGACCAGACTTGTCAGCCACGCCGGTGTTGTTCAGCAGGTTGTTGGTGAAGGCCAACTTGGTACCCGTTGCTACGATGACAGGAGTAGCCGTAAGGCTCCACACATAGTTGTCATACATATGGCCGGTACAGGCGGTGCTCGAACTCGTCATTAAGAGGCCACCGGTTGCCGAAGTATTCGGTCGGTGGATGACGTTTCCACCTACGTCCAAATTGGTCAGGGCCAAGGCGCCTCCTGTAATGAGCGAGGCCGTGTCGTTGACAGCTGCCTGAACGATGAAGTTGTTCTTAACTACCCATCGATCTGCCGCTGCAGTTGGCTTAAGAACAGTCGTGGCGGCGGTAGTACCGAGGCTCGAGACCCGGTTGTTAGCGAATCTGAAACCGTCCGTCATGTTGGCAGTTGCACTACCCGTGAACACTGTCACCAGATTGAGCACGGAAGTCCGATCCCGGAACTCGCAACCTTCGAGGTTGAAATCCTGCGGACCCGCCGTGATGGTGGTGGAGGTAACGGAGGTGTAGTGGTAGGTATCTACCAGATACGTTCCCGTTCCGCCGGTCGTGCCAGTCAGCTGAGCCAGAACCATCGTCCCTGGAATCACGAGTGTCCCGACAAGTGTAGCTCCAGGGTACAGCGTCCCCGTCACCGCCCCTGTCGTAAGGGTCGTCCCTACGATAGTTGAGGTTGCACAACTCGCGCTCTGCGCGGTGAAGCACGAGGCAACCGCCGCAAACCCACCAAAGAACACCACGTTCTGAATCGACACACCTGCCGACCGAACAGGGATATTCGCCCCTGCGGCTGTGGTGAAGTGGATCTCAGGTCGGTTCGCCCCGGCACCTAGGCCGATGATCGCCACTCCGCCCGTGTTGAGGGCGAGGGTGCTCTGGGCGGAAACAGTGATCGTTCCGGAGGGATCGTAGACAGGCTGGGTCGTCCCTGCTCCTATCACCGTCTCGATATGACCCGGCTTAACGAAGATGATATCTCCGTTTCCGTGGGAGCAGCGAGTCAGCGCTTGCTGAATCGTAGCGAGAGGACGAGTGAAGGTGCCAGGGTTATTATCCGAGCCACCGACAGATCGCAAGGGATTTGGTCCAGTCCCACCGCTCACGCCTGGGCTGTTATCAACCCAAAGGGCATTACCTGGCTGGGCCTGGATGAGAGGGACTCCCCGGACACTTAGGCCCGAAGCGAATCCATATGGAAAGTTTGTCATCGGCATCTTAGTCTACTCCGTAAAAGGGCCGCTCACAACGGCGATTCAGTGATCAGTAAATGTACGTACAGAACCATGCAAATTCTGTACGTACACATTACTCAGCTCAAGGTCCGTTCGAGCCGAAGATAGCACGGGGGTCCGTGTTACCTACGGAGAAACGCATGTAGGTCGCTGCCTTCGCATTCTTCGTGTCGAAGTCATTGTCCTGATCGAACGCTGGCCGATCGCGCCAGAACATCTGCATCCCGTTCAGGCAGTTCGTCCGCACGAACCACGCATGGGCGGAGGTGAAGTAGTGGTTCAGCTTGATCCCACCGGGGAAGGCATTCGTCGCCTTCAGCACGTTGATGTTATTCGAAGCTGAATCCGCCTGCAACACACTCTTCAGAATCCGGTTCGCGTTGAACCACTCCTGACGAGAGATATGAAGACTCGACGGCATGATGCTCACGAGGAGCCCTCTGTCCGTCTGAATCCCCATGATCTGAACACAGATGTCTTCGAGCGAGGCCTCGGAAAGATCCGCTCCAGGACTCAGCACGTTGGAGTAGGTCCCTCCCGTCGTGTTGACATGGGCCGTCGAGCAAAGG